TATGGGAATGCTTATTGGTAAAAACCATTTAGGATTTGGCAACCGTTCTTGGCGTTACATGTGTGTACTAAATGATGGCGTTGTTGAGCAATGGTGGCCAGAACCTGGCATCAACAACGATGGCACAGACGAAGATCCATATGTTGAAACCACACCAGAAAGTATGGTTAAATATCTTGAAAGTAAAGTAGAAGGAGTAGCAGCATGACAACCGACGCATCTGCAATTAAAGCTGAAGTAAAAGAATCTTTGAAGAAAGGTTTAGTTGAAATTACGTTTAAAAAATTAAACGGTGACGAACGAGTAATGGTTTGCACATTAAATGAAGACCTTACCCCACCTGCCAAGAAAGAAGATCCTTTGTCTCAGAAAAAGGTCCGCGCTGTAAACGAAGAAGTTCAAGTCGTTTATGATGTAGAAAAAGACGGATGGCGTTCTTTCCGTTGGGACCATTTGTTAGGATTTAACGTTGCTTAAGTGGGATAAACGTTTTATGGAAATGGCTGAGGTCATTTCAAACTGGAGTAAGGATCCGTCTAGTAAGATTGGCGCTGTTATAGTCAATGATGAACGGCGGATCCTTGCTACCGGTTACAACGGGTTTCCTCGTGGGATTGACGATACCGAAGATCGCCTGAACGACCGTAGTGAAAAACATCCTCGTATCATTCATGCTGAAATGAACGCACTTATGAATGCGTTATATAATGGCGTGTCTGTAAAAGGATCTACCTTATATGTTTACGGTCTTCCTATTTGTCCTAGTTGCGCCAAGTGTGTAATCCAAGCAGGCGTATCTCGGATCGTCATCCCACAAGGAAAAACTGATAAAGGAAATTGGCAAGAGGTATGGGATACTCAATCATTACCAATGTTCAAGGAAGCTGGCGTAGAAGTTTCATTTATTGGTTGACATAATATCATATATAGTATATACTATTATTTGTAATGGAGAAAATGTGAAGTATGATTAACGTCGTAATACCAGCCGCAGGTGAAGCAACTCGCCTTAAACCTTTAACGTCAAATTGCTCAAAGGCAATGGTACGTGTACACGGTAAACCTACAATTGAATATATTATTGAGTCCATTTATAAGAATACATCTGACGTCGGTGAAATCGTTATTGTAGATGGTAAACACAATGATATACGAGATTGGGTAGAAAAATCCAAATGGAATAACATTACCTGCGTCAAACAAGGATCACTCGATGGTCCTCGTGATGCTATTCGTGTAGGTATTAACGAAATACAAAATGCTGACCTCCCTCTTGTTGTTTGGCTTGGTGATGCGATTATCCTTGAAGAAGATTTGCCGTTAGGTACAGATTTTTTGTTGACCAAAGAAGTTGATGACCACTTTGCTTGGTGTATGTGGGACGGTAATAAATTCTATAATAAACCAAATGAAACCGTTGAAAACGCAGTTGCTCTTGTTGGACTATATAGTTTTGCTAATGGTCTTCAGGCGGAAGATGCGTTTAATTGCACACAAGGTTACGATATTTCTGATGCCTTGGAGCTGTATTCTAAAAACTACGATTGTATCAACGATATTTCTGATACCTTGGAGCTGTATTCTAAAAACTACGATCGTATCAATACATTGCAATGGTACGACATCGGTGACATTTCAACATACCATAAAACTTGTGCTCAATTCCTTACCTTTAAGGCACGTGAGTTCAATTCTTTTGAGTACCATTCGGATCTTAATGCTATTACAAAGATTCCTAAACAGCACGACTCTTTTGCAGTTAAAACGATTATGAACGAAAAGAACTGGTACGATTCTTTGAATCCTTTACAGAAAATGTTTGTCCCTAAAGTACTTGATGACGATTATGCTTTAAGTATGTCGTATGAGTCTGGTGTCTTATTGTCTGATTTGTTTATGCACGAAGATATATCTAAAAGCACAATTGATTATCTGATTGAAAAGGTAATCGTTGCAATGCAAAAGTATTTCCATAATAAAGCAACACTTGAATTCACGGCTAATTTTTATGATAACGCAAAGAAGATGTGGATTGATAAATCAGAAGAACGATTTGAAGGCAATGCTGATAGCTTCTATCGGAATGTTGCAAAACGTTGCTTAGACAAATCCATTCCTGTCTCGGCAATGCACGGTGATCTTCACTTTGGCAACATATTATATAATCCATATAACGATAGTATTACTCTGCTCGACCCACGAGGATCCTATGGCGATCATGTAGGTTGTGGTGGAGATTATATGTATGATCTCTGCAAGCTGTCGCATGATTTGTATCACGGCTATAATGAAATTGTTTCTGGACATAAATATCCTTCGTACGTTCAGGAAAGTTTCACTAAACTTATTATGAAACATTACCCTGATGAGTATAAAGAGATTATTGATGGTGGTGCGTTGTTAATTGCGACTTGTATTAAACTGCACTATGATTGCCCTGAAAGACAACAGCGAATGAGAGATTATGTTAATGGATACGCAAACACTAGTGATGGATCTTGACGATACCATTTGTTTTACTAACCATGAAGGTAAAACCACTGAAACAAAATACGGAATAAACCATGCACAGCCTGCTGTAGAAATGATTGCTTCTCTGCAGAAGGCAAAAAAGCAAGGTTACCGTATTGTTATTCATACCGCTCGTCGAATGTTGACTCATGGCGGGGACATAAATAAAATCATTGAAGATGTCGGACCATTGACTGAAAAATGGCTTAAACATTACGAAGTACCGTATGATGAGATCGTTTGGGGTAAACCATATGGTGTTTACTATGTTGATGATAAGGCAATGAGACCAGAAGAATTCATTAAGTTTATGGAATGGAATTGATTATGAAAAACATTGGCTTTGCAAAGATTGGCAAATCAATCAAATTTAGAAAGAATAAGTATTCTCCTATTGGTGGAGATAATGAAGCAAGCTGTACTATACGTGCGTTGGCAAATCGTAATCCTGATAAAACCTTTTATCTTATCGGTAGATCAGACTTTGCTCAATTGAATGAAAAAGAAATCCACGAAATCTTTCCCTATAATAACGTTGTAGATATTTGGAACGGCGAAAAGTTGCGTCCAGGTAATTATGACGATACTTATTATCGTTGGGTCATTGATTACTTTGAAGAAAAAGGTATTGAATTAGATACCACGGTCATGATGATGGGACAGATAGGCACTGTTACAATTCCTGGCAAAACCCGTAAAGTAAACGACGATGACGGAAAGCCTGCTGCAGTAATTGACATGACTAAAGGTTATGCTACTCCTCTTGCGGTTTGGCTAAACGAAAAGAAACCTCATTATGTTGAAATCGTTAACGACCCACGATACGTTATGAATCAAGCACGAGATATGTTTCACCTACCGCCTCTTTCTTTAGGGCAGTACGATTATTCATATAGCGCAAACACTATTAAGTCATACGAAGATCAAGAACGTATTATTCGTGAAGTGCCATCTACGTACGCAGGTATGGAAACAGCATTCTGTTTGGATTATGAATATCCTGAAACCGTAAGCACCGACCGTAAAACAGATTTCATGGTCGTGCTAAACGAAGGTAAACCTTCTCGTTATAAAATGCTAAAAGAATGGGTACTCGACCATAACCCTGATGTTGAAGTATACGGTAAATGGTCTGATGCAGTTGAAGGTGATCACCGCTTTAAAGGTTCTTTGCGCATTGATGAATTACAAACAAAGCTGCAAGATGTTAAGTTTACTTTCATCATTCCAATTAAAAAAGGTTGGGTAACATCAAAGTATATTGAGATGATCCATGCAGGTGTCATTCCTTTCCTACACCCAACGTATGACGAACAAAACCATTTAAATATACCAAAGTATTTGCGGCCAAAAACTCCACAAGAGTTAGCTGAAAGAATTAAAGCGTTGTCCGAGGATCCTGAGAAGTACCGTGTTGTATTGGAAGGAATTCGTAAGGCTATTCTAAAACCTGAATACTACGATGGCTCATTTTTAAATAAAACAATTATGACAGCATTGGACTCAAATTATGTTGAACCAAACCTAAATGAGTTTGCAATTCCTGAAGAGCCGCAAATTGGACTAGAATCGTTTTTCTGATGGCAAATATTATTTTATTCACAACCCGGCCTATCACATCAAAGTATACGAAATCTTTGATTGAGCAGATGTGTATTATGAAAGAATACACTGATAAAGGTCACGACATTATACTATTTACTTGTAAACGTAAAGAGGAAAACGTCCGCTATATTGAAGAGGTTGCAGGAATCAACATTAGTAAAATGATTTCTTATGCTGATGATTACGATAGGGTTGCGAGAGACCCTAAACCAATATATGATTCTTGGTACGAGTTCATTGAAAAGGAAGATTGGATTACTCAACTTGGCGACGTTGCCGAAATTGTCGTGTTTGGAGCACTTCAATCTGACGCAGGCAAGTTAACTCGAGAATGGGCAGGTTTAAATCGTATGATGACTACGAGAAACCAAATGAACTTTGTTGCCAACGGTACTTATATGACTGGTCTGTTTCAATTAGTTAAATTATCTCGAGAAAGAAAAGTGCCAATTCACGAGATTTGTTATGATCCAACTGAGCACAGCTTATCTTTGTTGACTGATTATCTACCACACGAACTTCATTGTTATCATGGATACGATTGGCCTGACTACGATTTAGAAAGACTTGATTCTCTTCAGGAATATCTAAATAAAGAAGAAGGGTTTTGGTCATTCTTTCAAGATAAGGAAAAATCGGTTGATTTATGTTTTGGGTTTACAGCATTAACGGCGCACCGCGAACAACAGTATGACCAATTAATAGCAAGTCTAAACGCAAATGAAGTTAATGCAAAATTGTTTATTCGTCACAAGCGTTTAGGTATTGATACTTTCGTTAAGCGTGATGAGTATTTAGATGGCATTCGCAAAGCAAGATATACTTTAATCATTCCACCGTATGATCTGAAACATTTTTCTGTTTATCGCTTTCTGGAATCAATCCATAACGAATGTTTGCCGCTGATTACAAGCGATGTACACGTTGAAGATTTTGTCAAGAGTTTCGAGCTCAGTCCAGAATACATAAATAAAATCACGGTTGACTATCTAACAATAGGAAATAAGATCAACGAGCTGTCTGAAAGTGAGCGTTTAGAAATTCTCGAGTACTTTAAAGACAAATGTTTGCAAACTGAACGAAAATTGAAAATAGGATTATAATATGACAGAGATTACTTGGGCACCGATTATCCCGTTGATTGGCGGACAAATGTTAGGAGCTGAAAAGGCATTCGGCAAACCACCAGAAGCAATTTATTCTTTCCACGATTCTTTTGCTGCTAATGATGGACACTACGTCAACTATCAGCAGAACACAAAAGGCCGAGATATTAAATACGTTGACCTGAACGAAGGTCCTCCTAATCGTCAAATTGATGTTATCTCAGGCACTCCTCCCTGTGCAGCATTGTCTCAATTGAATACCGGTACAAGCGTAGAATCAAAAGGTGCAGGTTGTGCAAAGAACGAATGGATGTATGAAGTATTCCAACGTGGTATTGATGACTTTCAAGCAAAAGCTGTTGTAGTTGAGAATGCTCCTGCTTTATTTACAAACAAAGGTAGACCCGTTGCGGAAAACCTATATCGTATTTGCAAAGAACGTGGGTACAGCTTATCTCTTTATAAAACTTCAACTAAATATCATGGCATTCCACAGGCACGAGACCGTACCTTTGCAATTGGTTGGAAAAGCGAAACCGCCCCAATTATGAATTGGTATAACCGCCAGAAAAAGACATTTACTGAATACCTTGCTGAAATCCCAGATGATGCTTTGCAGCACGATCTTATCATCCATCAGAATCTATCACAAGAACCTTACTATCAGTATATTCAAAGCACAACGAATGAAGATGCTCGTAAGGTAATGATTGATGCAGGTCGTATTACTGCGTTCAATTATATTATGAAAAACGATAAACTTGAAAACGCACTTGATTGGTTCCGTAAAACAAACAACGAAAAAGGAATCAAACTTGCAGAACATGCGTTGGCAAAATTCGCTATGAATAAAGGTATTTGGGATGGTTCAGTCCACGTATTTAATGATACGATGAATGCCGTTATTGGGCGTAATATGAACGACACAATCCATCCAACTGAAGACCGTTCTCTTACGATCCGTGAAGCATTACATATGATGGGATTCCCTGAAGACTTTGAACTCGTTGGTGGATTACCAAAATGTAATCACATTGCTCAAAACGTGCCTGTTCCAACAAGCCGA